GATGACGATACTGGATCGTCTGATAAACAAGACCAGGCACAGAAAACATACACCGAAGCAGAAGTCAATGATATGATGGCAAGAATGAAATCAAGCCTGACAAAAAAATTGACTCGTCAATATGAAGACCTTGGTGATGTTGAAGAACTGCGACAACTCAAACAGGATTCCGAACGCAGACGCACCGAAGAAGCAAAAAAGCGAGGTGAGTTTGATAAGATAATTCAAGAGTTAGCAGAAAAGAAAGATCAAGAAATTCGTAAGAGGGATGAAATCATTCGCAGTTATACCGTTGATATGCCGTTGATTGACACAGCCGCTAAATTAGGTGCTGTTAATCCTCAACAGGTTAAACAATTGCTCAAGCCCTATGTGCGACTTAATGACACAGGTGAAGTAGAAATTCTCGATGACAAAGGATCTACAAGATATTCAGATAAGGGCACGCCCTATCAAGTAGAAGATCTCGTCCGTGAATTCCTCGACTCTAACCTACATTTTCGTGCCGCTGGTCCAGCAACAACTAATAGCCGTAGTAATGTAAGCAGCCTTCCCGCAAAACTTGATCCTACAAAATTCGATATGCGTGATCCTAAACAGCGACAATTATATCGCGAAATGAAGGGTCGATAATTAACTATAAAGGAAGGAAAATATAATGGCTAATCAAGCAGATTGGAATACCCAATTTTACGCAAACTTCGTCACTGATGCGGAATTTGCGGCCTATGAAACATCAGTTGCTCGTAATTTAATGAAGGTCTTCCCCATTCCTATGAATGCAGGTAAGGTTGCTCAAGTGCCTATCTGGGGACAGGGCAGTGCTCAAGTAATTACCAATGAAGGTGCTGCTACTGCTGCTGACACCACATCAAGTCAGGCACTGATTACACTATCAGAGCATGTCTATTACAGCCGTGTCACAGATATGTTGAAAGATTCAGCATACGGTGATGTTATGGCACAATTAGCAGAAGTATCAGGTCGTGCTATCGGTGAAAGTTTCGATACCACAGCCTTCGCTGCTTTCGATAGTTTCTCAACAGACATCGGTTCTACCACAACAGAACTAACCGTTGAGTTAATTATGAAGGCTGCTGCTACACTGCGTCAGAACAAGGTTATGGGTCCATACTATGCAGTTGTTCATCCAGGATGTGCCTATTACATCAAGAAACAGATGACCGTTCAGACACTATACAGCGGTGCCTCAACAAATGTTCCTGCCCTATCAGCAGGCGGCAATAATCTGTTCTTAACAGGTGTAATTGGTAATATCGGGGGAGTGACCGTAATAGAATCACCATTGGTCAAGGCTCGCACAGACGATCCAGCCAGTGCTGCGTTCATTAACGGCGTATTCGCACCTACAGCAGTGGGTATCGCAGAGCGTGGCGGTCTAACTCTAAACACACTATATCTACCACAGAATCGTGCCACAGATATGAGTGTTGTGGCAGTTATGGGTGCCAGTGTTCTACAGAGCACTCACGGTGTTAAGATAACTGCGGAAACAGATTTAGATTAATAGAGGAGAATCGCAATGGCTTTTATTAGTGATAGAACAGGCGTAGTGAGTTTCTGCGATTATACGGATTGTGTCAGCAGAGATAGTCGTGTCTTCGAGGCTAATGAAATCATTGCTAGTGCCGGATTAGTAGATGACGAAGATGGTTTCGGCGAGCGAGCCACACAAAAGATTCTTTATATGATAAAGGATACTGCGTGGTGGCAAAGTTATTTTCTCGTAGAGGATAAGGGCAATACCGATGTGAGCACACAGGGGCTAATAGATGTTCCTGTGCCCAATGCTAACAAGATTAAGGCTCGTATTCAAGACTGGACAGATCTATGTGTTTATCTTGTGTTATATGAATATCTACTACCTAAAGTAGCAGATTTCTCCGCTGAAGATAACGCAGAATATCGTAAGATAGGATTTTATCAGGCTAAATTCGGGGAACTATTTCGCACATTAATTAACGCAGGTGATTGGTATGATTTCGATGGAACTGGTATTATTACTAATTCAGAGAAGATGCCCACTCGTGTTAATCTAACCAGAGTAAGATAATGAGAGCAGGTATTATATCAGGGATTACCACAGCCATAGCAACACTGACACAATTTAGTGTGAGCAGTGAATTGCCTTGGAGTCAAAATGGTCAACCCCTATATAGAAAAAATATGAAGAAAATCTATGTGGATCAAGAAGTGCTTGAACAGGGAACATTATTTCCTGTGTTGAGTGGTTCTGAAATCTTCGAGAATCTTTATTCCTGTAGAGCCTATCTTGCTGTGGATGCTAAAAATCCTCCTAGTCAAACTGATTCGGCAGTTCTACAAATATTAACCGCAAAGAGTAGCACAGGCGTAGTCAATTTCGATGAAGAAAGTGATTACTCTGTGGAAATGGACGAAGATGTGATTATCTATACCTTCGAGTATAGAATTCGCGTCGCAACAACATAAGGAAAAATAAATGGCATACATCAATGTTTCTGGTGTTAATAGTCAGGCTACTCTACAAATCTCAACTGCTACGATCTCAACAACCAGCAGCGGATATGTAGTGCCAGCCTTACAGGACATCACAATTAATAATGCTGTGGGAACTTTTCAGTGGAACCAATTAGATACATTCAGTACTAAAACCGTTCCTACCCCAGCAAACAACAGCATCAGCGGAAACTTCGTGCTTGATGACACCACATTCTTTACCGGATCAAATGGTGTTTCAGGTATCTTTAGTTTAACCAATAATGCTACACTTGTGTATTTTAGAGTTTATTTCAACGGAAGAAACTCTGGTGCCAAGTATGTTAGCGGTTCGGGCTATTTGACCGGACTTGCTCCAACCGTTAATCCAACGGCCCCGGTCTGGGTTTCTCCAATTACGCTTGCCGTAGATGGTGATATTACCAGCGGAACCGTCTAATTAACCCAGGCTGTATTATAGGGGCTTAATAGGCCCCTATTTTTTTATCATCGTTAAATATCAAAAAGGAATAGATTAATGGATTTAAAAGATTATTCAAATGAACAACTTATTGTGAGCATAGAGGCTGAAATAGCCAAGAGCACAAATGAACTGCGATGCCTACAAGGTGATGCCGAAAAGATTGCCAGTAGATTAAGATTTGCTCTACTGGCTCTACACATTATAAAAGATCGAAAGGATGAAAGATAAATGGATTTAGGTAAATTCGCAAAGAAACCCCAATTAGTAGAAGTCGTAATTGATGATCAAGAGATCATTGATGAATATGGTGAAGCCATCAGTTTCTGGATGAGAGACCATCTTGACATTATGACCTATTTTGATTTTTATCGCAGTCAAAATAGTGCTGACACTGAACAATTTAATCGTGTATTAAGTAAAATCTTATTAAATGCTCAAGGTCAAAATATCTTAAAAGAAGATGAAATACTGCCTGTTGATATTACCTTGGCAATTTTAACCAGGATTAATCAAGTTCTGGGAAAGTCAAAAACCAAGTCATCGACAGAGCAAATTGGGACACCGCAGTAATGATCACCGTAGGTAATCTGGCAAAAACATATCATTTACTTCCCAGTGAAGTTCTTGATCGTGCCACTACCTACGACATTATGATAGCAGATGTTATGATGACTTGGGAAAATCACAAAAATAATCCTGATGATCCCACACTATATAATGAACAAGATTTAATTAATATTGTTCAAAGGACAAAATCGTGAGTGGTGAAATAAATCGTAGATTAGATCAGTTAAATTCACTTCTTAAAGAGGATGAACTGGCTGACTTTGCCTTTAAAAGATTTAGATCCTATACACCTAAACGCACTGGTAATGCTTTTAGAAACACAAAACTGCGTAAGAATGAAATACAGACCAATTATGATTATGCTCGCGTGTTAGATGAAGGCAGAGGTTCAAGAGATGGTCAAATGCGAGGTAGTGTTCAGGCACCTAAAGGTATGAGCAGACCTACCGTAGATGACCTAATAAAATATATTGAAAAGATCAGTAAAGGATAACCTATGGCAACCGTAGAGAATTTTATCTTAAGAATAAAAACTGATGGTTCAGATAATATTAAGAAATTATCTGCTGATGTCAGTGCGGCTACAGACAAACTTAATGGACTCGCTGCTGCTATACCATTAGCAGCAATGGGAGCATTTGTAGTCAGTGCCGTTAAGATGGCAGAAAGCCTACAAGATCTTTCAGATGCCACAGGTATTAGTGTAAGCAAAATTGCTGCTTTCTCAAATGCTCTACAAGAAGCAGGAGGTAAGGCCAGTAATGCTGAAAGAATTATCACAGGATTTTTTAACACAATCGAGGCCGCTGCTGATGGTAGTCTAAAATTACAGGATGCCTTTAAGAAAGTCGGTGTTAGTTTAGATGATCTGCGTAATTTAAGTGAAGAAGATCTACTTAAGAAAACCGTTAATGGTCTTGCAGCCATGGAAGCAGGATCTGAAAGAACTCGTTTAGCCACTACCTTATTAAGTAGAGCATTTCGTAGTGTAGATCCTACCGTATTTGCCGAAGCCTTGAGAACAGGTGATTTTAGTAAAATAGAGCAGTCAGCAAAAAATAGTGCTGAACTTATAGGAAATATGGAAAAGGCCTATAAGAATCTACAGACAGCCGCTCTTGAAGCCTTAAATCCTATACTAAAAGCATTAGGTGATCAAAAATTAGGTGCTGAAAATGCTGCTCTTGCTATAAAAATTGTAGGTATAACATTAGGTTTAGCCTTCGGAGCCAGTATTCTAAAAAGTATCACAACTATTAATGCTGCTTTAGGTGTCACAGCAGGGTTGAGTAATCTAATAGGCAAAGGTCCGTTAAGTATTATAGCAAAATTAGCAGCAGGGGGAGCAGCCGCCGCTACTACTGGCATTGCTATTGACGAATTAAGCAAGAGAAATGATGAATTAGCCCGCAGTGCTGAACAGGCCGCAGCAGCATTAGATTTCCCTGTGCCAGAAACAGCCAAAGGTTCAGCAGGTCGAACCGTTATAGAAGCAATCAGTGAAGAAGAAAAGGCACGCAGAGAAAGTGTTAAGAGAATCGCAGCCAGTAGAATAGAAGCAGAAAAGATAGCCAGTCAGACTACTGCTGAAAATGCCTTAAATGCTGCTCTACAAAGTGCGGATGCTATACAAAAAGTTGAAGCCACAAAGGTTCGTGATCTTGCTAAAATCAATTCTGATAGTCAGGCTGAAATCGCAAAAATGGCAGCGGAAGTTCGTAGTAATGACAAGTTAAGTGCCGGTCAGATTGCCACAGAAATAGCAGAAAGAACCAAAGAGATTGAAGGTCGTGCTGCGTTAGAAAGAATTAAGATTACCGCTGCTGCCGCTGAACAAATTAAAAAAATTAACACAGATTTATTAGTTCGTCAGGTCAAAGATCAACAAGAATTAGCACAGCAATATGCTGATGAATTAGCACGAGCAGCAGATGAACTACAGAAACAGAATAGTCAAGGTATTGAATTAGCCCGTGCCTATGCTGAACAGGTTTCATTAGCCAGAGAAAGATCTGATTTAGAATATATGATGCGTAATAATCGAGAAGAAGATCGCAGATTAGCATTAGAAATAAATCAGATTGAAACTGCTCGCATACAAAAATTAAGACAACTGAATAGTCTTATGATGGAACCTGCGGATCGTCAAAAGGCTATAGATAGTATAAATGCCACAGCAGAAATAGAAAAGGCTGCTGCTGAAGAAAGACGCAATAGAACCATTGCT